ACCCCCGATCACGGGTACCAGATACATCACGTGAGAAGCACATGCGAGGCTGAAGGGTTAAATAAATAAATAACATCCGTTAGATGGGAGGACAGTTGTATGATCAGGATCTGTGATTCGTGAAGCGAATCTGACGGAAGATCATACAAGCTTTAGTTGGACCCACATGTCTGCCACTTTTGAATATTTTATTCAAAAGAAATATGTTTACGCGTTTTATAAAGAAACGCGGAGTACTTTACAGTTGTCATGCTTTATTCTTTACTTCGGGGAGAAGTAAAGAACTCTTTCTCTCTCATCCGATCAGAATTTAAGAAACTGTTGATTCATCATTGTTCAACAAGAAGAAAATGGGTTTCAAGGTTCTGACGATGGTCGATGACGCAACAGAGAAGATTATTGATGGTGCGAGACGTCAACAAGCTGTTGAGGTTGATGAAGATATTCAGGTTATGAATATTGTTGTCGAGAACATATATAAAGACCCAGAAGAAGGTTTGTATGCCCAGCTGAAGGTACGTCTTTGTTATCGCTATCGCAAGAAGCTGGGAATTACTCTTCTGGGTACTACATTGAAGGTGAAGCTTGATTTGAAGAACACAAGTAAGGTTTCACTCAGGTCTTTGTTGCAAAGGAAACTCAATAATATTTGTAATAGCAATTATGTTATAGGCATAGATATGTTCTTTGTTAATATTATTGAGTTAATTCAAGGTTGTAAATGGATTACTGAGGTAAATCAGAACAACTATATTTGTACATTGTACAATATGTAATGAAATATAAATAAATATTGTTATTTATATAGTTGTTATTGTTCAGGAAGAAAACAATAAGGAATATGGGATTTAATTATATTTGCAGAAATATAACACAGGTGTTGGATTCTATTGTTTTCCCCCTACTCTGCGAAGCTATATGTTTACATAGTGACTTGCATGACGTCACTATGTATCCGGGCTGACGTGATCGGGGCTTAGTATT